ATTGAGTTTGACAGTAACTTGAATGACCAAGCATATAGTGAGGAAATCGCAAGATTGACTGCTATGGCTAATGGCAATCGTAGGGGCACTATGGTGTTAAGAGGAGCAAGATTCAATAAGGTGGGCATAACCCAAGAAGATATGGAATATAACTTATTGATGAGTGATATTCGTGATAGGATTATTGCCACTTTCGGTGTTCCACCTACTAAGGTGTCAATCATGAGCAATAACTTGCATGAGGACACTGTGAAATCCCAAGATAGGCAATTCAAGAAAACATTTGCAGGTAAGGCTAAATTGTTTGAGGATGCTTTCAATAAGGTTTTGGGAAGAACAATCTTCAGAGAAACATTCCAATATAATGAGTTGGATATTGAGGACAAGTTGGTTCGTGCACAGATTGAAGACATTAGATTGAATAATGGCACTTTGACTATTAATGAGGTTCGTTCAGGATATAGCCAACCACCATTGTTGGATGAGTTCGGCAATATTAATAGAAGCAATGTTACAAGCATGAAATATAAGGATGCCCTTCGCAGAGAGGGTGTTTTGAAGAGAAATTATGAATAAAGTATTGATTGATGAGGATGTCCTTGATGCCTTGATTGAAAAGGCATTGCCTCAAGAATATGAGGTGTTGATGGAGGGTTATAACTTGTCAGAGGAAGAGGAAGAATTAATGTATCTTTTATTGTTGTTGTTCTCTGACATATTGGAGAAGACCAAATTATGGGTTTACTCTTGGGATGATGTCTCCATTGATGATTTGGATATGTTCTTCTTCGATGATATGAGAGAAGAAATCAATAAGTTGTTCAAGAAACATTTCATATCAATCACTGCATTGTTGAGTATGTTCTATGATAATGGCAAATCATTGGCATATTCTGACTTGAATGTTACACCAGTTGACTTTGGCAATGACAAAACTGCCTTATCTATCATTAAACACCACAATCATCAGAAGATTGGTGAAATTATTGGTGGAATATGCAATAATATGAGAGATAGCCTTTGGAATGGTGTAAAGGATGGTCTTGCTATAGGTGCACTTATAGAAATATTAGAAAATAATGCATTTAATCCAGTGGGGAAATTCACTCCACAACAACGAGCAGAGATGATAGCCATCACTGAGAGGAGTCGAGCATTCAACACTGGGAAATTGCAGACATACATGAATTATGGAGTCCAACTGGTTGATGTTGTGACAATGCATGATGAAAGAGTCTGTCAAACTTGCATAGATGTTGAAAACAACAATCCTTACACAATACAAGAAGCAGAGGGGTTGTTGCCATTGCATCCTCGTTGCAGATGCATATACAAACCACATTATGATGAGAATTATGTGGTGGCAGAATTCCTACCACAAAACCATATTATAGATTTAACAAATTATTAAATTTTTTCATATCAGAGCAGATTTCGGTTTAAATCCGACTGCTCTGTCAAATAAGAACACTTTTTTATAACCCACCATACTAATATTCGGAGGGCTTCCCCTCCGAATCCTCCATGATGGTCGGTTATAATATAATTGGAATTATTATGGACACTAAACAGAAATTTAAAGTTTATTGTTCCAATCTAGAGAAAAATTTTCCTTTAAATGATGGCTCTGATGAGTTGATATTAGAGGCAGTGGCATCAACTTCATCCCTTGATGAAGAGGGTGACATGATAACAAATGAATGCATTGAATCCATGAAGAATCAAGCATTAGGGTTGAACATTCATTTAGACCATAATCATGACACTCACAATGTCATTGGAAATGTAATAGAAGTTCTTGAAACTGACAACAAGACTTTAAAGATTAAATTCAAAATACTCCCATCTTGGCAATCTAAAATCCTCGAATATTTGGACAATGGGATTGCTCTTGGTTTAAGTATTGGTGGAGCAGTCAAGGATTTCGAGGAAACTGAATCAGGTTGGGAAATAAAAGACATAAAATTATATGAGATAAGCCTAACACCACTCCCTGCGAATTGGGATACCTTCGGAACAGTCAAAGTAAGTTCCGAAGAGGAATTGGTGACTGCAAAATGTTTCGATGGGGCTTGTAAGCAAGTATTGACTAATTTAAAATCATTGGATATTACCAAAGATGTTGAAGATGGGGAAGACCCTGATGAGGATGATAGAATCACAGAAGAAGAGGTGATTAATATCATAAATCAGTTTGGTATTGAACTCAAGAACCAGATTATTGCAGAAATTGTTTCTGAATTCAATCTTGATGGTAAGAAATATGATAATAATACTGAAGAGTCTTCTGAATCTGATGATAACACCAAAGATTCCTCTGATGAGGATAAGGAGAAAAATTTAGACATGGAAATAGAAGAAATTAAAGAATTAATTGTTGAAACAATCAAGGAAGTCAATAAGGAATTGGTTGTTGAAGCGATTAAGGAAATGAAAGATGCAGAGGCTACTGAAGAAACTCCTATTGTCGAAGAGGAAGTAGTGGATGTAGTTAAAGCACAATGCGATGATGATGAAGAGGATGAAGAAGAAAAGGATAAGAAAAAATCCTCTGAAGAAGCAGATGAAGAAGACAAGAAAGAAAAATCTGTGGAAGAACCAGTCGCAGAAGAAGAACCAGTTGTGGATAAGGAAACATTGATGAAAGAATTAAGAGATGAATTAGTTCTTGAATTGAAACCACAAATTCGCAAAGAAGTGGAAGAGGAAATTCTCAAGGAATTAAGTGAATTGAGAGAACCTGAAGAAACCCCACAACCAACAGTTGAAAAAGAGCAAGAAGAAGCAGAAGAAAAGGTTGAAAAGAGGGCTATGAGCACTCGTGACCTTGCTAAACATTTAATTAATAACTAGATAATATTCATAATATAATATAATATAAGGATTACAAAATTATGACATTCGCAGAAGAATTAAGAAGCAGATTCGCTACTCGTGATGAATTAGCAGAACTCCAAAAAGCAATTGACAATACCATGCAAACTGCAGTGGAAGACACCTTAGTGCCTGATGCAGACAGAACCGATGATGGTAAACTTCCGACCGCAGATGTAATGATTACTGTAGACTATGATGCAGAATTGCAAAGATTAGTTTACCACCAATCACCATTCTTAACCTACTTGGAAACCCATGGGTGTGTAAGACCTGCATCCACTGCTAAAGTTGGATACAGAGTCAAAAAGCAAATGACCACATCCACTCACATTGAAGAGACCCAAGACATTCCTGAACACATCCCATCCTACTTTGAAGATGAGATTGCAAAAATGCAAACCCTTGTTTACCCAATCGAGATTTCCGATTTGGCTTGTGCAGGAGTAGATGCAATCGATTTACTTGAAGATGAGATTAGAGATGGATTCTTGGACATGGCACAAGTGAAAGACAAGACCATCCTTAATGGATTACCAGGAACTCCAACATCCAACCACTTCACTGGATTCTTGCCATCTATCACAACCCACACTGAAAATGCAGGTGGACAAATCGAGAAAGACATGATTGATGTGATGGCACAAGACATCATCGATGATGGTGGTAACCCTGATGCTATACTCACCACTGCTAAAGTAGGAAGACAATTAAACGATATCTTATACCCTGAACACAGAATCGTGGACAAAGTGGACTTAACTCTTGGTACTCGTGTAACTGCATATAATGCACCTAATGGTAAATCCATCCCTATTATTGTCGACCCTAACATTGACACCACCAATGGTGATGTTTTAGCATTTGTTGACAACAATTCCTTAAGAGTTAGAGAACTCGTTAAACCATCCATGGTTCCACTCGCAAAAACCAAATTATCCACTTCTCGTGTATTATTCACTTACTACACATTCTACAACAGAGCAGAATACAGAAATGGTGTAATTACTGGTATTACAGACTAGATATATTGTTTTATTAGGAGATTTTTATCATGCCTGAAGAACAAACTACCCAATCAATTTCATTCACCATTAATGATGGGACTGCTCCTATCAATGGTGCAAGTGTTGTAATTGGGGGAGTTAGCAAAACCACTGGTTCTGCAGGAGGATGTACTTTTGATAATATTGAAGAGGGCACTGTAAGTGTGGAAGTTTCCAAAGAAGGATTCACCACTAAAACAGAAGAAATCACTGTTGACAGTGAACATGCCTCATTCACCATTTCTCTTGAAGCGACCAATAATGAAACTACTGGTAATGAAACAACTGAAGAAACCACTGAAGAATCCTTCCCATCTTTCAGAAAAGTTTACAAATATCGTGGAGGATTCGACAAGTGGGTGTATGACCAGTTGAAAGGAGCAAGTGAAAGCATAAATGAAGACACTGGTGGAGAATAAGCAGATTCCCACCATTCAATTTTAATTAATAATGTTAGTGAATGTAGATGATGTGAAATTGTTGTATAAGCAATACAACATAGAAAACAACCTTACTGATGAGGAAATTGAAAGACTCATACAACATCAGATAAATAGTGTACTTGCACAGTTAGGGGTTTCATTGGAACCCACAGTGCATAATTA